GATAATAAAAAAGTATTTAAACATATTATTGAGAACCTACCATTTTGCCAAATAATTTTAGAATACTATGATGAATCTGATATAAACTCTGGATGGATTCATGTATCTTGGTCGCCAAATCCTAGAGGTCAAGCTCTTACTAAAGATAAAGAAGGCTATAAGACATGGCAATAAACAAGTCTAAAATGAAATGCAACAGACCTAAACGACAAGTTCAGGGTGGCAAAAAGTTTGTAGTCAAGGCTTGTAAAGGTGGTAAAGAAAAGATAATTAGATATGGGGATGCAAACATGACTATTAAAAAGTCTAACCCTGCAAGAAGAAAAAGTTTTAGAGCAAGACACAAATGTGCTACTGCTAAAGATGTATTTTCTGCTAGATATTGGTCTTGTAAAAAATGGTAAGAAGTATATTAAAATTCATAGTGAAAACTAGAATGCTATATGCTGATCTTAGAGGTCATCATGGTAAACGATGGAACTATGAACCTGGAGATTGGTATATGGGTAGAAAAAACAACAGGAGATAAATTATGTATATGAAGAAAAAAAAAGATAAAAAGAAAAAAAGTAAGAAAAAAAGTAAAAAGAAAAAGTATTAATAATTAGGAGTAGCTGCTTGTCAGCTGGGAATGTTGGAGGGTTAAAAAATTATGCCTAAAGGTAAAAACAAAAAGTATAGTAAAAAACAAATGAAGATAGCTAGAATGGCTGCACCATTTGATAGAATAACTGGTGCTGATTTTGCTAAACTTAAAAAGAAGAAAAAAAGAAAAGTATGATGAAATCAATTAAACCACCTAAAGGCTTTCATTGGATGAAATCTGGTAAAGGATATAAGCTAATGAAAGGTACTTACAAACCACATAAAGGAGCTGTTAGAACTGCTAAGTTCTCAGTACAAAAAAGACATGGCTAAACTATGTGCAAAAGGTAAAAGAGCAGCTAAAAGAAAGTTTAAGGTATATCCTTCTGCTTATGCTAATATGTATGCTAGTGGTGTATGTTCAGGTAGAATAAAACCTAAGAAGAAAAAGAAAAAAAAATGAGTTTAAGAAAATGGACATCAGAGAAATGGGTGGACATTGCTAATCCCAAAAGAGGTGGTGGTTTTCCGCCATGTGGAAGATCAAAGGGTGAGAAAAGAAAAAACTATCCTAAGTGTGTAAAGTCATCTAAAGCTAGATCCATGACTGCAAGTCAGAGGAGAGCAGCAGTTTCAAGAAAGAAAACAGCAGAGAGAAGATCCAGAAAAGGTAAGAAACCTAATTATGCCAAAACATAAGAAGGCTTGGATTAAACCTAAAGTAATAATCATTGATATAGGAAAGTGTAAGTATTGTCATAAGAATATGACTAACCAAGAAAGTTTTGTAGCTTTTTATCCTAAAGGTAAAGCTCATTATGTTTGTATGAAAAAAGCAGACGAAGATAAGACTTATGAGAATGAGTCTAAGTTTGATTGGTAATTAATATCCCCAAAATTTCTTAGCATTATTTAAATAATCTTCGTTAACATCATTATTCCAAAACATGTGTGTAAAGTCTGGTTGGATGTAATCTTTAAGAATATTTGGATCATTACTGATCTTCATTAAGTTCTGTCTTACTTTAGCTCTTTGTATTATTCTAGGTATTCTTTTCTTAATATTCTCAGGTTTAAGTTCATCACAATTATCTGCATGATAAACTCTAAATTCTTTCTCATTGACATAACAAAGATAAACTGGAACTTCAAATACTGACCAATAGAAATCAACTTGAAGAAGATTGTATGGTGATGGTCTGTCAGGTAACTTACCTGGAAACCAAGACCTAGTGCCATCTTTTTTAACCATACCCCTTCTTGGCATCTTACATTTATCTTCAATAATAACTTTATCCCCTTTTAAATCTATGTAACCATGAACAGGAATATTGATACCATCAAACCATTTAAAGGCTTCTATCTCTGGCTTACAAGACTCCCAACCTGGAATAGATTGGTGAGCCTTATGACAATTAGCAATCATAGCTGGAACTATACTTTTATAATGACTTAACTTTTCTTGGTCATCAGGTGTAAGTGCAACTAATTTATCTAGTTTTTCTTGTACAGAAACAAACATTATTTACCTTCCTGTATTTTTTCACTTTCTATTTGAAAAGCCATATTAAATTCTTCTGCAACAACATCTAGTTCTTGATATTCTTCTAAGAAATAACTTAATGGTTTTTTTAAAAATTTACTTATCTTAATTAAATTAACAATTGGTATTCTATTCTCACCTTTTTCATACTTACCAATTTGTTGAAATGTTGTCTTTAAAGCATTGGCAACTTTAGTCTGAGGTACGATAGTTTCTTTACCGGTAAACTCATTAATCTTAGTTCTTCTTGCTTGTCTTAATTTTTTACCTAGATGTATATAAAAGGCATTATCTTCTTGTTGGTTTTTTTTAGCTTTGGGTGATAATCTCATTGTGTTCCTTCCTTTAATTTAGAGTATAGAATCCCTTAAGTGTTTATGCAACTTTTTATATATACTTAATTAAGTATATAAAAATCTAGCATCTTTATTCTCTGCTTCAACAATTCTTCGGAATAATTGATTATATTCCTTAAATGCTTTCAGAGTATGTACACATTGCCTTCCCTTATCTTTAGCAGCATAAACTTTTTTATGTGCCTTATCTAGCTTATTGTACAATCTAGTATTGCTATTTCTTAAGCTCATTATTCTCCTCACCAATAAGTTTTATATTTGCACTAATAAGTTTGTTATCGGTGATATTTGCTTTTGCAAACTCACTAGGCATTTTCTGACCATGTGCTTTTTGTGTAGCTTCTTCCACACTAGCACCATCAAAAACTTCTTCAAAGTCAACTGCTAATTCTAAACTTGATCTTTTTAAGACTTTAAACATTTAAAACTATATTTCTGCTATAACCAGAGTAATCTCTTTTAATCTCATCTCTTTGTTCTAGCTTTTCAATCAGCGAACTAATTGAATTTTTACTTTTGTAACCCATTTCATTAGCCATTTCTAAAAATGTTGGCATATATCCATGTTTTGTACTATAATTTTTAAGATATTGCAATAGTCTGAGCATTTTAGGAGTCATTGGTCTTTTACCTCTTTTCTTTTTCATTTATTACTAACCTCCTTAATAATTCTGCATAGCCATTGATGTCATCAAAACTATCTTTTTTATAATTTTCCGATTGCATAACTCTCCAAAGTTTTAAAAAAATCATAAAGATACCAAACAATTTTAAAGGTACTTTGACCTCAACATTATTATAAACTGATAAATATTTTTCTAAAATTCCTGACATAACATAAGAGGTATGGTCAAATTCTCCATAATCATCTTGCTTTTCTTTTAATAATCTTTCTATCTCACTTATAAACTTAACATTATCTGACATAATTTCCTTCATCATCTTTACACCAATAAGCAGCTACTTGTTTTCCTTTGTACCTAACTCCTTTAGGTAAGTGATTTATTGTTGTAACTTTTTCTAATCTGTTAAAGCAATTTATAGAGGAACTATCAAAAGGATAAACGATATTCTCAATAGTTCCATCTATAAAAAACATAAATAAAAAAACTACTTTCAATTAAAAAGGAATTTCTTTGCTTTTAGGTTTGTCTTGTTTAGGTCTAGGTTCATTCTTGTAACCAGATAAAATATTACCTGATTCATTAATCCAACCAATTAAACCTTTGTGTCCACCAGCTTCAGAATAATTCATTTCGCCAGTAAATTTATCATCACCTTTAAATAGAACTCCTACTTGAGCAAACACTTTAACAAACTTAGTATTACCATCTCTTGATGCACCTTTGACACCAAGTATAGTACCCTTGTTGCCATTATCTAAATTTACATTTCCTGAGAAATCAATTTTGATGGCTTTTTCATTGTTGGCATCATAAGGAAATAATACCCAATCCTTTTGCTTACCACTACCATTGTCTGACATTCTGTCCTCCATTTTGTTTGATAGATTGTTGTTGTGATTCAAAGTCTTTTTCTATTGAATCATTTTGTTTCTTCCAATCGGAATACAGAGCAGTCAACTTAGTTTCGGTTGTTTGCTTTTTAATTGTATCTTTAATTGAAATTTGTTGAGTAGATCCCTTTTGATTATTTAAGGCATTTACTAATTCTTCTGCACTAGCATATTCTGAACCTGATAATCCAAATGCAGCTATGCAACGACCTAACGCACTACTGGAACAGTTCTCCATAGCACTTGTTTTATTTATAAAGTTAGCATTTCTATGTTCTTCTGCATGACCAACAGCATAAATAGTATCAGAAATATATAGTTCGGTTTTAACGACAACTCTATCATTATCATGGAATAATATTTCTTCATTAAATCTAGCTTCAGGAAAATATTGTAAAAGATGTCTGTGTCTTTCATTAACTGTAGAATATTTTTTACCTTTAATATCAACAGTTGGAATATTTTTGGCACTTGTTAAACATTCCTTTCTTCTTTCCTTAAATCCTCCCTTACTTTTTTCTTCTGTCGTCTGTGGCTTTAGTTTCATTTTTTCCTTTCATTTGTATCTTTTGGTTTTCTTTAATTTGGTCAATATCTTTCTGAGCTTTAGCTTCTAAATAACTTTTATTTTTTGCTACCATTTGATCTTTAAGTTCAAGTAAATCTAATTTCTTTTTTAGTTCTGATATTTCATTATCCCTTAAATGTAATTGCTCAATATGTTTCTTTTCATTATTTTCATAAGCTCTAATTTTAGTTTGCATCTTTGCAAGTTCCATCATTACAGTATCTGTCATTTTTTACCTTTCATTACTTCTTCAAGTGTTAATTTATGAACAATAATATCCTGTACTGCCTGACCTACTATTGCTCCTATATCCATGTTTAAGTTACCCAATAAATCTTTTCTTTGTTTAGCAGTTAAGATTATGTAATCATTAAACCAAATATCTAAACTTTTATTGAGCTGAGAAGGTGATAAATGATCTGCTGTAAATGTTCCACCTTCTTCTTTTTTTGTCCATTCTTTACCAATTGTTTTCATAATTTAATCTTTTATATTCTATACAAAAAGTGTCAATAAATTATACAAATTATATTCTACTCTAGGGTTTCTTTTAGTTCTTTTAATTCTATTTTATAAGCTGCAGGTCTATCTTGGTAGCCAAAATTTGATAGCTTTTCTGGTGGTAGATCATCATTATAAATAAATGAACCCATAATACTAAATTTAAAATCTTCGTTGTTGTCTTTAATAATTAAAATATATTTACCTTTTTTTTCTCCAGGTCTTATCAATAAAAAATTATATGATTTCTTTTCTTGAGTTCTTATTTCTATGTTATTTTGAAAGTCTGAGTCTGAATAGAATTGGTTATCATCTGAATAAGAACCATTATAAAAGCTATTAGTTGCCTTTGCATAAGCAACCTCTCCTAAAGCTCCTAATATGCCATCTGTTAATTGTGATTTAATTCCTTTGGTGTACCCATAAGAAAAGGTTTTACCCATTTTTAAATTACCAATATATCTTTTGGCAGCAATATTTAAGGCTAGTTCTACTTCGTTGGCTTCTAATTTAACTTTTAGCATTTCTTCTCCTTGTAAATAGAGTTCTCCAAAACCATGAACGCATCATAGATATAACTGTAAAGATAACTGCTATGTGAAAGCTCTCCAATACTGTTGGATGCAAATCAAAGAATGGAAATATATATAGCTGAATTAAAGTAGATAAAAATAAACCACTACCTACATCAATTATTGTTTCAAATAAGTTTCTCACTTTTTAACCTTTCTTTTATTATTATTATTTCGTTTTCTTTTTCTTCTATTTCTTTCTCTAATGCTAAAATTATATTAGCTTGTTTCTCAATATATTTCTTGGCTCTTTTTAGTTCTTGCTTACAATTAGTTTCATCAAAGATACCATCATAGGTCATTTTAATACTTCTATTTTTTTAACTACTGATCTTGGATATACTGTAGTGTTACCAACTGTTAATGTTCCATCATCATCAAAGCTATGCGATGCAAATAT